GAAGGAAACCTTTCTTATCAGTTCGATATAACGCACCATTCGGTGTGATGGTACATCTTTCTGGAACATCAATACTAGTTTCTTTGAGCATAGAATCTACACCCAACTCCATGTAATCACCAGTAACAAGTGTTTCTGGCGACATATTGTATTGCATAATTAGATGTGGATACAGTGAGTTCAAGTCAAACGACATAACCCATTTGTGTTGACCAACCTGTGGGTCTTTCACATACGCACCTTCATACTTGTCATTTTTAGATGTGTGTGATTTTTGTGGTATGACAATCTTTCTTTTCTTGAGGTAATTGTGAATGAGAACATCCCAATATTTCACCTGTCCAAATACATCTTCATAGTTGACCTTTGCCTCATAGGCCATGGTAAACAACAACTCTAACAACTTCATCTTGTCTTCTAAACGGTCAACAAGTTCAACGTCAACAATATTATAGTCGATGAACGATTGATAGTCTTTCGTGTACCAATCTTTGAAAGTGTCGTATGGGTTTTCATTTTTCTTTGCACCAAGTTCGACAGATGCTATATGGTCAAGTCGATATGATTCTTGTGCAGTGTATGTAAACTTTCTGTATATCTGTAGATAGTCAAGGTTTGAAACGCCTTGAATATCATAAACCTGTTGAGGTCTACCGTGACTATAAACAGAACGTGATGACACATTACCCCAAGGCGAAAACTCTTTTGCTCGGTCTTCACCAAGAACCTTAGTCACACGATTGACTAGAAAAGGAATATCAAAAAACTCTGTGTTCCAACCAGTGATTACATCTGGATAGTGTTTAGTCCAGAAGTTCATGAACGATGCAAGCAGTTCGTTTTCGTTAGAACAGTTGATATAAGTTACATCTTCTCTGTCTGTATGATAGTCACCAATACCCCACACTACGATTTTCTTTGTTGATTGATTTTTGATTGTGATAGAAAGCATTTCTTCTTCTGCTTTCTCTGGGTCTGGGAAACCGTTTTCACAACGAGTTTCGATGTCGATTGTCACCACAAGTATCTTGTCACTATCCCACTCTACTTTGTCTGGATATGTATCAGCAAGATATGTGTATGCAAACCTATCTAATCCAAAGACCAGATGCGGTTGATTTTGATATTGTGCAATGAATTCTTTTGCACCCTTGATAGTTTCATGCTTGTATGGTGTTACGTTCTTACCATCAAGAGTCTTCCATCCAGTTTCTTTCTGGACAGGAACATACAAAGTCGGTGAGTACTTAACTTTGTGGTTAAGTCTCTCACCGTTCTTGTATTCTCGTACAAGGATTTGATTGCCCCACTGGACAACATTAGTGTAAAATCTCATAATATAGTTATATCACCCTTGTAGGATATTGTCAAGAGAAAAGCGTCAGTTGTGTATCATCTTGAAAATATTTGTTAATCATCTCTAGTCTATCATCTGCGGCAGCAAGTTTGTTGAGTTCTTCAATAACCGCCTCTGTGATATCAGAGTGTTCACCAATACCTGCTGGCATAGTCTGGTAAACTTTAATGTTTGCAATATGGGTTGCGACTTCTCCCTCTGCCTGTTTTCTGGCAGCGGTCATAATGTATTCGCCTGGTTTCATTGTCATTTTTATTCACCTTCTTTCTTTTTCCCAATATTATATTTTGTCTCAAGTTTCCAATCACCCTTTTCCTTGAAACTGATTACTTTTATTTGAGACAAGGGTGCTGCCTCAATCTTAGTTGTTCCCACAACATCTACCAATCCCCAATCTGCTAACAGATTAGCGATAGTGTTCCTTCTTGCAATATCGTTTTCAGACAGGTTGGTATCTTTACCGTCTAGTGCAAATAATTCTTTGAAATGTACGATGTAATATTTACCTTGCTTGTGTAAAATATGGCAAGATTGGAAGAGTGTTTTATCTTTGCGAGAAGCAACTCCAATGCGAGACAAGGTTTCTCTAACCTTGAGGAAATCGTCTGGTTCGTTCAGACGCACTTCCAACATCTCCTCTGGACTCCACGATGCGTCATTCATTTTCTTCCACCTTTATTCAATTTACTTTTTATCATGGCGATTTGTTCATCATCTAAAACATCTAGAGCAGACTTTGCCTTCTCGTTACTGTATCCGAAATATTCTTTTACATACTCTAAGTTCTTAGACTTCTTCGCCTTCATCCAAGGAGCATATCTATTCATACTCCTTAGACTATTTAGTAAAAAGTCATATTGCAGTTTATTGTCTAGGTGGTGCAAACGATTTATCTCATTCACGATTAGACACTCTTGCATACCTGTGGGTGCAATACACTTGTTAATGATGAAAGCAGGATACTTCTTTTCCCACATTTCATCTTCCCCTTCCATGAGGTTTTCTTTTGTCTTATTGATAGTCTTTAGATATTCCTTCAGTTCATAACTCATTTGAACTGCACCGATGTCATCATCTCTGTGAGGCAAGCCAAGAGATTAATTTCTTGGTCAGCGACAAAGGCAGACTTATAAGAATAATCCCCAAGTATGAGAACACAGTGAGGAATAGAGCCGTCAGGTACATTGCCAGATAGGTTATCATAAATCCTACGATATATCCTATGAGGGTCATTGTCCAGATTATGAACAACCCACTCTCTACAACCTTTGAAGTTTTTATCAAGTGCTTTCACATGTTCAGCAGGTCTTGGACCACCCCCACCACCAAGCGTTCTTAAGGATGATAAGTCATAACTATCTCTATCTGGATGATTTAGTAATTCCCATGTCTGGGTTGGAACACCTGTTATGTCTGTAATTTTTTCGTTATCGATTAGCTTGAGAGCTTCGCCTGTATCCCATTTCTTCATCATTACAACTTTTCTACCCACAAGAATAGATAACAAGAAAGCAACGTGACTGCCAGTTGCATGAAACAATGGTACACATAATAAAATTGATGAATCTCCACTTGCTAATGAAGTACTGTCCTTGCCTAATCTTTTTTCTCTTTCACTAAGAACCGAAGCCATAAAAGCCCAACTAAACATAGAAGATATAAGTCCTCTTTGAGTTGAAAGGACACCTTTTGGCCTACCCGTAGAACCTGAGGTGTAATATATGGTTGCATCATCATCTCTAGCAATATCTACCTCTGGCCATTCATCACTTTCATTTTTAATAAATTCTTTAAAATCTGTAAAAGTTTCGTCAGGGGTATAGCTCGATATAATTTTAGTAATGTTTATAGATTCTAGGCCTTGTAATCTTTTTTGATCTGCAAGAAGAAGTTTAGATTGTGAATGTTCTATGCCGTAAATCACCTCATTAGGAACCCACCAAGAATTTAGCGGAACGCAAACAGCACCAATACCAACAATTCCCATGTAAGCAAACATAAACTCAGGATTATTTTGCATACAAATAGAAACTTTATCTCCTTTTTTAATGCCAGCATTTATTAAAGCATTGCCAAATTTTGCTGCAATCTTAAAAGCTTCAGCAAATGAGAATCTCTCTTCCTCAAACACCAGAAACTCTTTATCTCCATGCATAAGAGCAAAGTCAAAGTATTTTCTTAAACTATCAGGGAACGAGGCATATTCATTAGTAATTATTCCAAAATTATTTTTATATTCTCTTGTCTCAAAAATTTGACCTTTTTGAGTAAGTTCGTTGGTTATTTCGTTAAATAATTTATTAGAATCATTCATAAATTTTCTTTATTATAGTTTTACGATATTTTACTATTAGATAAGTAACTATTGCGATATTAATTTTTTAAGTAAATAGGTACACATTTTTAAGAGGGAGATACTATGAATCTTGACTTTGCTTCAGTATGGGAAATGATATCTGATATTGTTCCTGAAAATAATGCTCTAATATGTGGTGACGAAATAGTCTCATGGAAAGATTATGATGATCGATCAAGCAAAATTGCATCAGCGCTTTCCAATGCAGGATTAAAAGCAAATTCAAAAGCAGGACTTTATCTAAATAACTCAAACGAATATTTAATTGGTCAAAATGCAATCTTTAAAATTGGTGGTGTGCCTATAAACGTTAATTATAGGTATGTTGCAGAAGAGCTTATTTATTTATTAGATAACTCAGACTCAGAAGCAGTTTTTTATCATGCATGTTACAGCTCAAGAATTAAAGAAATTGCAGATTCTTTACCAAATATTAAAGCCTGGATTGAAGTAGCGGATGGTACTGAATCACATTTTCCAGACGCACTAAAATATGAGGATCTTTTAGAAAACTCATCTCCAATGGAAAGAATACACAGAGATCCAGAAACTGTTTATATGCTCTACACCGGCGGTACAACAGGTATGCCTAAAGGAGTAATGTATAAACAAGGTGAGTTTTTAGTTTTTCTATTCAGAACACTTAAAGCAATGGGTTACGACGTGCCTGAAGATATTAATAATCTAGAAGAGCAAATACATGATTTTAAGAAAAACGATACCTTTATAAAAAGCCTCATTGGTTGTCCCTTAATGCATGGCACAGGTATGTGGTTAGGTGCATTTTTACCACTACTTTTGGGAGGAACAGCAATAACTTCAAGAAATCTTGGGTTTGATGCAGATCAATTATGGACTCAAGTCGAAAATACTCAGACTTCAAATATTGTGATTGTTGGAGATGCATTTGCAAAGCCAATGT